TCAACGGGTAGGAGACTCCAGCGCCACTCTTCCAAAGAAGCCTTTGAGTAAGCCTCTCAGTGATCAAACCAGCACCAGAGGGAATGACAAACTGGACAGAATTAAAACCCACACTCAATGCGAAGATCGGATTTGTGGTGGTTGTGGCACCCGGAGTAACACGGAGCCGAGTTCCACCAGTAACTAGACCATAACACATTGAGACATATCCCAACCAGCTCATGACAGCAGTAGTTGCCTGCTTCGGAACTGGTGGAACACGTTGTATTCTGTCGACACAAATATATCCAGCGGTAGCGGTATTTTCCAAACCACGAACGTCAGCTAAACTGTATCTTTTTATCAAATCTCGCATTGATAAAATTCCTTCACCCATCACCATCTCTGCTAACGGGCCAAAGGTCTGTGGAGCTTGAACCTCAGTGGCCTGCTGAGTAACTGGAACGATATAACCCGGTGTGGGTTGAGCGTACTCAGTTATAGTGGGCCAAACATCTAGACCAGCGCTTGAACTGTAAGCAGCGGTATGCAAAGTTGAAATAGTCTGCGTCGTAGGACGCGACAATTCAAAATCAGGACCACCACGGTTAGAAACCATGATAGTAACCTGAGCAGCCGCATGAACTGACAGCAGAACTTGATCGACTTGTATAGTGATTGCACCATTATCGGCACCAACCACTGGAGAGGCTGTAGTATCACGCAGACCCGTGGGCAAGAAAGGATTATTCTTGCCCCAAGGCACCAACAAAGTAGTAACTGCACCAGGGACAACGTCCAAATAGACGATGTTCGCAGTGTTATTAACAGGCTCAGCTGGTGTGTACCCATAAGACCAAAAGATTCGCAGTCGGCCCCTATGATACTGTGATGCAATGACTTCAATCTTATATTCCATAGACCCCCTCCACCTCGAAAAGGCTAGAGAGGTATGGCACAAAGGAGTCATGTACCAGGCATTAGAAAATTGTTGAGCATGACAAGGAGTAACACCAAGTGTCAGTAAAGTAGTACCGACAGCTTGAGATGTTGTCCAAGCAATTGGCTGCTGGAGATATGACCAGCGAGACAAGAGAAATGCAAAAGACAAAAGATCATTGCCATCACCACAGATCATCTCAGGGGCCAAAAGCCGCGCACACTTCGGGTCTAGCGTGAGCGTGGTAGTCATATCGTCGCTTGAAGAGGCAGCGATATTCGCGTCTGAGCGATAGTAAGTGGATGCAACATCTTGAATGTGGCGGGTAAAGCCAAACATCGAAGCCAAAGAGGATCCAAAACTCGCAGCGGCAGAGACAGCAGAAGCCATCCCACCAATAAACGGAATATCTTTAACCTTATTAGCGACACCAGCGATGGTATTAAGCGTTTTAGAAACAACCTTACTATCCTGGGCATCCTTAACTCCACGCAAAATCTTAGTTCCGCGACTCTCTTTAGACTGTGGATTGGGAG